CCGGTATTTAAATTTTGAGAGTAAACAGGAAGCCTGTTTAAATTAAGTGTTCTCGCACTATGGTACTACAAAGGATGGGGCTCCTGAGTAGTGTAAGAAAGTAAAGTCTTCAGCAGATGCTATGGTGTGTGTATAACGACACGTCAAAGTATCAATTGAGGTCACTGGGACAGCGACACGAAAATAAGAAGATATTTCATTCTCAAAATTTGTGTTATTCGGGATAAGGACGTCGGAAAACGACATGAGAAAGAGATTGTTCGTATACAACGGAGTCTCAAACTCAATTCCGGAATTCGTCAAATAACGCTCTTCGATAGTTCCCTCCATAATGGAGGAAAAATACACATCGTGAGTGTCGACCCGAAAAGAGGTACTGGTGGCATAGGGTAATGGTTCAACTAATGAGCAACGAATGCTCGAAAGGGGTGGGATAGTGTAATCCCCAATTAACCCAAACCTATGCCGGAGGCCACCGCGTAAGCCAAGGTAGGCATAACGCAAGTAACCGAAAAGATTGGTACCTACAAAGTCCGTGGTACCAACAGAGTAACTAGGTACAGGCAGAGGAAAAATGGGTTTATCTAAAACCAATACATTTGTACCTCCAGAGCCTGGAACTGTAGCTACTCCTGTGTCAGGCGTCGAAAACCTCTTCAAAAGAGAACGGAATGACACGGGTTGCTCACCAAAGTGGTGAGAAGATATGTTATCCATTGTAGCAGTACTTTGATTGAGATAAGTATCGGGTACTGCCGCTGCTTCTGTTGAATAACGCTCTTGTGGCATATGCACGTGTGAAAATTGATTATAAGCCATGTTGTCAGATTTCACGTACACATTAATTTCAATATCAGAACCATCTGGACTCTGCAATGCGGTAAAAGGGACGACCGCAATGTATCCATTTGAGTATGGTTCCAAATCAGGACCAAGGTAAGCCACACTACCTAGATCTCCATATAAATCATTGGGAAGGTTCTTGGCCCAGGCCCTTGGGTAGGCCCAACCTATGGTGACTTCAAATTCTTGAGTTTCCTGAATGTCTATAATCTGTATGTACTGCTTATTGAGGTCAAGAGTAGCATCTATAACAGCATTCTGGGAGATATTTGGTTCAAAATAGATTGCTAGCTTGCCTCTGTGATACTGAGAACAGACAATTTGGAAGCGATAAGTAATGTCACCTCGCCAATAATAAAAAGGTGTGGCAGCGAATGCCAAGGAAGTAGGTTGAACGAGATAAGGATCTGGTATACCTATGGAATATCTCTTAGACGCCCGAGGGGTGACTGGAACTGTCCAGATCGCACTACCTAGTGCTGCATCTGACGCTAACCACTGGAATATATCAAAAAGAGAACTACGAGAGTTAATATAAGCTAATGACATTTCATCTTCATTTCCGCGTACAACACGCGGGTCAATAGTTAATTCCTGCTTTGGGTCCAAGGTAATCCTTTTCCCAGTATCATATCCTATAGTATTAGCGCCATTCTGGAACGGTTGTGGATTCACCCTATGTGGTTCGTTGTTCATTACTGGATATGACCAACCGAACCACGAAGCTACTCCAGATATACCTGAGAAAAACATTGTACTAGCAGCAGCAAGAGGTGCTATCTGTGGAACAGCTGT